GATCTCACTCATCCGAGTTCTCCAATCGTTTTTTGAGGTCTACTATAGTTGCGCATGCGGCTTCGAGACCTCGTAGCTGGCCACACACGTATTTATAATCCTCGAAAGACTGACAATTTCCGTGTGCCATTGCATCTTGTAGCATCTGCATCCGTTCTTTGTACTCATCTAAGAGGTATTCTAGGTTTCTATCCATCATTTACCTTTTGTCGGTTTTTCCTTCTTTGGTTGGTTTTGCTGCTTTTGTTGGTTAGTGCTAGCGTGTTTGAACGCATTATCTAGGCCACGAGTAAACAGTTCTTTGTTCTGTTTTTGCATTTCTGCAACCATCTGCTCTTTGTTTTGAGCTGCTTGTACCGCAGTTCTTTGTGAGTCTGAGAACGCTTGTGCCGCAATACGCTCACGCTCGATTGCTTGCTGCTCTAACTTAAGCTGTGCATCCATCTGATCTTTAGCGGCTTTGCGAGCTTGCTCAGCGGCTTTGATCTGCAACTCTTGTTGCTGCATTTGTACGAGAGGATCTTGAGCTTGTTGCTGAGCTTGCTGTTGCGCAGCTTGTGCTTGATTCATCTGGAGCAATTGTGTAGCTGCTTGAGCAAGCAACGGAGCAAGGCGAGCTTCTACTTCTGGGTCCATATAATTTTCTTCACCAGCTTCATCATACTGTGGTGGCAGTGCCATACCTAATTGCTGTTCGATCTGAACACGGTACTGCATACCTAAGTGCTCTTGAACGTGTGCCATCAAAGCAGCTTCGATCTGCGGCTTCATTGGGCTTTGTTGTACTAAAGCTTGGATCTTTGGGTCTTGAGCCATTGACATATGAACAGCAATATGCGCAGCATGATCTTGAGCCAAGAACGCTTTAACAGGTTTCATACTCAATAGATTCTGATTCTCCGTAACTGGATCCTCCGGCTTCTTATCTTCTTCCAACGGAACCAATTTCGCCGCATTCTTAATCCCCAATACAGAGAGCATCTCTCTATGCAGGAGCGGGAGGTTATAAAGCTGTGGTGCTGTTTGCGCAAGTTGAAGCGCTGCTTGGTACTGGACAATCTTTTGCGCCATTGTAGACGCATTTGGATCCGATACTGGAATGACGTCCACGTTGTCATAGTCAGACTTCTTAGCACGAGGTGATCCCTCGACCGGCTCATAGGTGTACTCCTCTGGGGTGTAGTCAGCAATAATACGCTTGAGTAATTTGAGCTCTTGCTTAAAGCTGTAGTGAATACGAGCTTGAACAGCCGACATTACCTTGAGGGTGCGCTCTAAAATTGCTAGAGTAGTTCCAACTGGAGTGTTAGCACCCATGTCAGAGATCTGCATATCAGAAGCTGATGCAAATGAACGACCTTCTTGAATAATCTTATCTAACAACTGGGCAAGAACAACGCTTGGCTCCTTGTATGGGAGCGTCATGATATTGTCTTTGATTGAACCAGACGGTACGTCTACGTCACGGAATTCACCGGGAGCTATCGGAGTGTCATCGCCTTTGATTCGCAAGCCACGGGCCTTAAAGCCACCTGGCAAGTTCGCAAGGGATCCAGCATCGACGAGTTGACGAAGAATGGATGTGCCGCTTTTAGCGAAAGCGCCAATAAGGTGTATGAGACCAAAGCAATAAAAGCCAAAGCCAGGAATATAACCATAATGTACAAAATGTTGCCTTTTTTGGAACGTCTCATCTTCAGGATCCCAGTTACGGCGAATAGCTAGGACGGTGTTGCTGCCCTTCTCGATAGTCACTACGTATGGCAGTGCGATACCGGTTTCTTCACCTTTAGAGTTCTTATGCTCGTAACCTGGCAAATCTAAGTTGACGTGCATTTCCAAGACCTTATAGCGGTCGTCTGATGTTGCTCTAAAACCAAGCTTCTCAGCAATCTTTTTCTCTACTTCATCTAATACGTTATCTGGTGTACCTAAATCAACATCACGATAAAAGCCAGCTTGTTGCAAACGCACCAGCTCATTCTCTGTTTTCCGCATAACATGGGTTACACGCTCAGCTTGCTCAATACTTGATGCGCCATAAGGAACCACAATATCTTCTGCGGGTACATACATAGAGACCTGGCGGTCTAATTGAGTATCAATGTACACCTTTTTAAACGCATTACCTGCAAGTCCCAAGCCCCACAACATGCGCTCATGCTCAGGACGGAATTCTTGCATACGGTCTGTTAACTCATAGTTCATGTCGTCTTGAACACGAGTCGCTGATTCTTTTTTCTCCGGAGTTTCTTTACCAATGATCTGTGTCTTTACTGGTCCGGCTGCTGGAAACGTAGACATCATGGTTTCTGCTTGGAACTTCACAAGCGCTTCAGATAGGATTGGATGATAAACACCACAAGCACCTTCCCAAGGTTCGGTTCTTTCCTCGATCTTCATACCGAGCAGTTGTAGGCCGTCTACATAAGTTTGGATCCAATCTTTACGAGAAGACACATCATTCTCATAGTCACCAACTAAATCACCGATCAACTGAACAAGTTCACGCTCGTCCATGTACTCCGCTAAGTTAGCATCAAAATCATCGTCAGACTCCTCTACTTCAATTTCAAGCTCTAACGTAGGATCTTCAATTTCGATTTCAATATCAGGCTGTCCTATGCCTAACGCATCGAGACCTTCTGGAGCTTCGTAAAGTGCTTTATCAATGTTTGTCGCCATAATTAATCCTAATTTAAACTTGCCTCAAAGTATCTTTTCTTGGTCTCAACTTTTGTTACCATGTGAGAATCCCAACCAAGATCCCATTCTTTTTTAAATGCTTCTATCTGTTCTAGCGTAGGCGGTTCTGCAGGTCCTATTGTTTTATAGCGTTCAATTTGCATCTTTAAATGCTTTTTGGCCTTACGACCTATTCTCCACCAATGAATCCAGCCTTTTACTCTCTCAAACATTGTAGTACCCCTTACTCCTACGAGATTTAAAATACTGAACCTCGTCTTCTTCGTCTGAATCCAGACGTACAAATCCGCCTCTTCTATAGCGCAATAGCGCTTGTGTCATAGAGTCTACCAAGTCATCATGCTCACCGCTAGGAAAACTTGCAACTTCTTCAACTAATTCTTCTGCCCAACTTGTGTTTGGTACCCAAACTTTTCCTGACGCAAACATATCTGCCACGGCATTTAATCTTGCAATTTTATCATTGCCTCTTGTCGGAGTATACTCCTGCACCGGTATACCCATCGACCTTAATTCGTAAACTAGTGGCGCTCCCGAAGCTTTTGCCTCGACAATCAGCGTATCTGGTTCCCAGTATTTAAACTCCTTCAGAGCTCTTTGTTTTAGTTCTGGAAACTCCATCCTCTCCTTGACTGTATCTAGAAGAATGATGTTCGCTTGTGGTTTTCCGGTGTCGTCTTCTTGGTAAAAGACTCCCCAGGTGGTGCAAGCAGAATAGTCTGACCTCTCGTTTTTTGTAAACGCTGTATCCCATGATTGAATTAAAAACTCACATTGTGGCGGGGTGTCACTGTCCCAGATCTGCCACCATTCTCTCTTAATAATCGCATTATTGTCAGAAGTCGGCTGTTGTTGGTACTGCGCCATCCATTTGCTGTTGGGCAATTCTTCATGGAGGACCTCTAACTCGTCTTTTGACCAAAATTCTGGCCATAATGGCTCACCACTAGGCAAAATTGCAGGAAATTCAATGACTTTCCACTCATCTCCACCCCGTTGGGCGGCAGCTTTTAGTACTTGGGCGGTCAAATCTCGCATAGACCAGCGAGTCATCACGATAACGATGGCCCCACCCGGTTGTAAGCGCTGTCTAGGGCCCGATGTATACCACTCGTATGTCTTATCGTAGATATCAGGGTTTATTTGGGCTAGTGCCGCCTCTTGTTCCGAGTGAGGATCGTCAATAATGAGTATATCAGCACCTTTACCCGTGACCGCACCACCAACACCAATCGCAAAATAGTCTCCGCCATAGTTAGTGTTCCACCGGCCAGCAGCTTTAGAGTCAGACTGTAGTTCAACCTTCGGAAATAGGCGTTTATATGGGTCGGAATCGACCAAGTTACGGACTTTACGTCCAAAACCCACTGCCAACTCCGCTGTATGAGACGTTTGAATGACCTTCTTGTGCGGATACTTACCCAAGAACCAGGCGGGTAATAGATAAGACGCAAACTCAGACTTCGTATGGCGCGGCGGCATGTTAATAATAAGCCTTTTACACGTCCCATTCGCTACCTCCTCAAAGGCTCTCGCCATTCTTTCGTGATGTCGTCCATGAATAAACGTTGGCCAGACCATATTGACAAATTTCATGAAATCATGCTCTGACTCTACCTGTTGAGCACGTAGTAATAACTCGTTTTTTAACGCTGCAATGTGTAATTTGGCCGTTGGTGGCGCATTTCGTATGGCGTGTTCTAGCTCTTCCGGAGTAAAGTCCGACAGCTTAGTTCTTTCCGGGGCTACAACACTCAAATCTCTCCTCCATCCTCTGGGTCTTTTTCCGCTTGTTTAGGTTTTCTACCTAACTCTTCATCTAGGTCTACGCCAAGAACGGTATCTGTTTTGTCTTCGACGATTGTTGCGTTACCCATGTATTTAGTTAGGGTTTTCACTAGGTCTTCTTCTAGCTCGGCAGTGGACTTGGTATTGATGTTGACCTCGACCCGCTCCATAAATAACCCAATCTCGGACACCTTACCCAATAATTCCAACGCTTTTAACTGCTCCATAGGCTTGGTTTCGCCTCTAGGGTCTGAGATATCTAGGAGGCGGTTGACAATATATTGTCTTGCCTGGATGTTGGACTCTAGGACTTGGTGGTCGTACTCATTGACTAGCGCTTTTAAATGCAGAGCTACGGCGGAACTAGTGGGGGTAGGTGGGGCTTCTTCAGCACCATTAAAAATGGCCCTTGATTCTTTTCTTGTATCGTCATCGACGACAACATCTCCACCCGCTTGAGCTATGAACTCAGCAGTGTTAAAGAATACATCTAGCTTAGCAGCAATATCTTTCGGTGTTCCTTCGACGTTTTGTATCAAAGGCACATCTTTATCAGATGGTACTACTGTAATTGTCATGGTAAACCTTTTTGTGGGTTTGTACCGGGATTGTAGCAGATGTTTTTATTTTGTAGGGTGGGGGCGGTAGTTTCTACCAACCCCCTGGCGTTTGCCGTGTTACTTCGCTTTTGTGTTGAAGAATTCTTTTGATGCTGAGAGTATGGAGTTAATCCAGAACTCGTTTACTTCTTGAATACGTTTTGCTAATTCTTCGAACTGCTTGGTTTGTTTAGTGAAATCAAACATGATGTTGCCTTTCTTAGAGAGGTTGTTTTGTGTAGTATACCACACAATTGTTGCGGTGCAATATTCTTTACAATCTTTTACTTTTTCTTTACAAAAACCCCGTTCGTTTTATTAAAGTTTCATGCACTTTTTATGCATATCTTTTTGATGTGTATAGATTTTTTAATTTTTTATATATGTGGGTTTAAGTTTTGAAAAATTTTATATACCCCCCGGGGCTTTGAATTTGGATTTTTAGTTTGGTTTTTTCTTTTTTGGTCTAAGTTAGTCTTGGCTAACTTTTAGAAGGGGGTGGGGGTGTCGGGGGGAAATTTGGTATCGGCTGTGCAAAATACAGTGTAAGTGTGTGAGTAGGTACCATCCAAGCCGTTTTGGGGGGTGGGGGGTCGCCTAGACGGGTATGGGATTTCCACAAGGGCTAGGTCTTATATAAGACATAAGATAGAAGACTAGAAGACTAGGGTAAACCCTATTAGGGAAAGTCATTAGAAAATAATTGTTGACACTAGACTACAAAGGACTACAATGTATTACATCAACGCAATCAAGCGGTGATATTTGAAAGGGAAATCAAATGAATACAACTAAAACATTCACAACATGGAACGGTACTAAAGAGTTAACTCGTGAGCAGTACATCGCAGAGTGGTTAGACCCTACAACTCAATTTGGTACATTGTTTGGCGGTAATGCTTTGGTAGGTAAATACCTTGAGTTTAGAGGTGCAGTCGCAGAGCTAGCCGGTATCAAATGGGACAAACAATAATCAACATAACACCCGGGGGAAACCCCGGGATTTAAAAAGGAAATAATCATGACATTCAGATTTGACTCAGTAAGTAAAGTAGACCAAGAGCGTAACCAATCCGTAGACCGTTACATCGAAACCCCGCATCACTTCTATGCCAGTAGTTTCTGTACATGGAAGACTGGGGCAGACATGCGTGATGTTATTGCTCACATGGAAAAGGAAGGCTATGAGTACACGCTATGGTATGTACCGGCAGCCGAGGCAGATAGTTACCAAATTAGGTACTACGCTCCACAGGTGGAAGGCTCGTTTGTAATCAGTACATTCACACCAAAGAAGAAGTCTAGAAAGTAATCACAACACCCGGGGCTAGTCCCCGGGACTACAAAGGAAAATAAAATGCAGAGCACAATTACTCAAAAGAAAATACACGGCTACGATGTTGAGCTTGAACTTGATCCGGAGGTTGAATGGTCGGACTGTTGGATTATGAAGGATGGGTTCTCGGCCTCACTTGCTTGCTTGGAAGGCTGCGGAGAGCTAATGGATGGAGTTGGAAACACCATTGAAGTAAGCCCCGGAACAATCGAGGCAATCGCCAAGTGGGCTGAAAAGCACGGCTATTAAAAATCAACGCAACACCCGGGGGATTTCCCCCGGAACTACAAAGGAAAATAAAATGAACTTTAAAACTCACAACGACACCTACATTAATGTAGACGGCACACACCTACAAGGTCAGATGCACTTTAAGTATTCAACGATAGTCGCTATGTTCGGAGAGCCGATGAAGGAAGGGTTTGACGATTACAAGTCAGATGCCGAGTGGAATATCTTTTTTGATGATTGCACCCGGGCAACAATCTACAACTATAAGAATGGCCGGAACTACTTAGGATCAGACGCACCAAGTGTAGAGGACATCACCGAGTGGAATATTGGCGGAGTAAATGGCGATGCGGTCAAACGCATTAAAGAAGTATTCAACGCACTAAAGGAGACTGCATAATGAGCACAAAGGGTTTTCTATTTTTTATCGGGGTCGTAGTGTTCTGTACTCTTTCCCCGCTCTTGGTTCTACTCTAATAAAAATCATTTCCCTTTAGCCCCGCATTCGCGGGGTTTTTTATTCCCGGTTTTAATCCGGGATTGATGATAGTTTTTTAACGAGGCAGGGGAGGACTCCGGGGAGCGTGGAGGGCGAAGGAAGGGCACGGCCAAGGGCGAGGAAAGCCCGGCCAAAATGATGATAGTTTAATGCGAAGGGCGAGGATTTCCCCGGGAATTCCCGGCACGGAACCGGGTTTGTATTGTTCCGTATTGTTCCGTATTGTTCCAAGCACTCAGAACTTTATAAAACCCAGCAAAATCAAGGGTTTGCAAGAGTATTTTCTTATATAGTTACTTAGTTACTTAATAATTATATATATGTAGCCATTTCTTTTTTATTTTTGTATATCTTTTGTAGTCTCTTGTTATGTTTTTACTCTGTTTTCCAGAGAGTCTCTACAAAAACACGGAACTTTAGAACAATACCCAAAAAACCGAGATTTTCCCCAAGAATTACAAGCACTTAAGAATGTTCCAAGCTCCCAGAACTTTACGGAACAATACACAACAATGTACACTACAACGGCATACGACATAAATACAACGCAGTTAAAGCCCTACATTGTCATTAACTACAAAATACTATGTTACAATACGCAAGCAATACAACGCAACACATTAACCATATTACAAAGGAATACAAACCATGTCACCAAGCAATACAAAAACTACAGTAATTACACTTAGAATTGCCACAGATTTATTAGAAACGCTCAGAAGCCAAGCAAACAAGGAAGAAATTCCCATGTCCTACATTATTCGAAGAGCCCTAAAAAGTCACCTAAATGCAGAGAACAAGCCAGTAGTTAAAAGCACTACAACAACATTACCGGAAGATTGGGAATAACTAAAAGCACTAGGGAAAACACCTACTAAAAAACAATAAAAAACCTTAAATTTTTTTAACAAAACACTTGACAATGTAAACCAGTCAAATACAATAAAGACTACAACGCAATACACAACAAAACAAACCAGTAACAAACTAAACAAACCAAGGAGAATAAACCATGAACAAAAACACTCAGTTAAACCTAGACGATATCGAGCTAATCGAAGGCGGAGCAGAAGACGAACAAGAATATTACGAAGCAATACAGAAAGCCATTAATTCGGGTATCGGTTGGAAGATGCAAGGCAGTTACGGAAGAACAATGATGGACGCTATCAAAGGCGGGTATTGCTTATTAGGACACAATCGCAGTAGTGACTATTACGGAAACATTATTCCTAGTCGTGATGATGTAGAAGAGGGTACAAAAGGCAGTTATGAGTATGTTATCGAGATGCAAGGCCAAGAATGGGCGGATTTAATGGGCAGTTTATAAACAAATAAACCGAGGAGAAAAGACCATGAACACACTACAAAAACCAAAATTTAAAACAATTAAAGAGGCCTTGCAATTCGTGGGCGGGTTATCAAGCCCTAGCAAAATGCCCTGTTTTAGCTATGGAATATCGGCAAAACTATGCGATACCGGAAGCCAGTTGGCCAAGGTCGAAGGGTCGGTATGTTTCGATTGTTACGCTCTCAAGGGTTTTTATGGGGATTGGAACACGAACATAAGCCAAGCTCATGCCAAAAGACTAGAAGCCATGAATAGCCCCGACTGGGTTAGTGCTATGGTTTTCCTAATTAACCGGAAGGGCATGGACTACTTTAGATGGCACGATAGCGGAGACCTACAAAGCTTTCAGCACCTATTAAACCTAGTCACAATCGCGGAACAATGCCCGGGCGCTAGTTTTTGGTTACCAACACGAGAGAAGAAATATATTAACCAGTACCAAAAAGCTTTCGGGGATTTTCCTAGTAATTTAGTGGTGCGTGTATCGGCAACAATGGTAGATGACAAGGCCGGGGACTATGCCAATACAAGCACAGTACATCAAGACAAAGCCCCGATTGGGTTGGCCTGTAACGCACCGAACCAAGACGGAAAATGCCTAGATTGCCGGGCGTGTTGGGACAAGAGCATTAAAAATATTAGTTACGCAAAGCATTAACAAACAAACCAAGGAGAAAGAACAATGAAGACGATTACAAAAGAAATGCTAGAGAACTGGGTAGGGTCAGACAATATGGGAGTGGATGATTTTCTAGAGTTGTTGGTAGATATCGCCAATGGGGGTTATCCGGTTGAATTGCTCCGGGAAGATGTACTAGATTACGCAGACCAAGAGGGGGAGAAAGCATGAAGTTTATTTTTAAAAGGAATGTAGTGGAGTGGTACGCAGTCGAAGCACAGACAGAAGACGAAGCCCGGGAGATTGTGTACGGGTATGGAGCAGAGGTAATAAACCAAGACGAGGGCGATTTGATTTTTATAGGGGAAGAGAAATGACACAAGCAGACAGAGACGCAGAACGATGGATGAGAGACAATGCGAGATGGCAAGAGCGCAATTTGTACCGGGCAAAAGAAACCGGGGATGCGTACTACATAAACCAACATGGGGATGTTGTGATTGAGAAACCTAAGAAGGAAGGGGAGAAATGAACAAGGCAAGCTATTCACACCTAGAAATAATGACGGAAGTAGCGTGGCAAGTAGGCGACAGTTTAGAGAACAAGCCCCGAGCCGAGAGTAGGTGGAGGGTTGTTGACTTGGCACAGAGAATTATCGAGGCCGGGATTATTACCCCGGAGAGCGAAGACATAGACGAGATTATTTGGGATTGGTTGTCCAAAAATTATCAGGAGATTGCATGATTTATTTACTAGTTTTTATTTTTGTATGTTGGGTTATTTGGGTGAATGCGAGGGACTTATGAATAAGTGGGCGGTTAGACGAAACAACGAAATTATTTGGTGGTCGGGGATGGATCAAGAGGAACTATACGACACCGAAGAGGAAGCATACCAAGCCTTGATTGATGAGGTTCGGGTATGTCAGCAAGAGTATGAGTACGGCAACATGGAAGATGCCGGAGACTTTGAGGGTTACAGAATAGTGGAGGTTGTGTGATGGAGAATTTAGAGAAGGTTTGTATTGTTTTTATTTATGGGTGTGCCGGGGTATTTTTATTGGCGTGTTCTATTGTTTTGCTTAAGGGGGTTTTATGAGTAATTGGAGAAGCGAACTATTAGATCAAGAGCTAGTGAAAGCAGTTGAGGAGTACACCGATAAATTGTATCTTGATTTTAGTTGGGCAGATTGTGAGGACTTAGTCGAGCATATGGATGTATTTGAGATTGCCGATATAAAGACCGGGTTAGAGCATTTTTTAAATGCATACAAGGGTGTCTATGTTAAGGAGGGTGTGTAATGCATTGGAACTACAGAGTAGTGGAAATGGAAGACAAACGATGGGGTGATCAATGGATGGAGTTGAGAGAAGTTTTCTACAACGAGGACGATACACCAGTAGGTCATAGCGGTACGACAGTAATGGGCGGGGACTTAGCCGAGGTAATCGAATGCCTAGAAAAGATGCTCAAGGATGCCAAGAGCCGGGCAGTAATGAAGGCAGAGAATTTTACCGGGGACTTTAAAGACTTAGACGAGGAGAGAAATCATGGGTAAAAAAGAAGTGGAAAAGACTTGGGATTCAAAGCAGATTGAGATTTGCTTGGGTGGGTATTACATAGATCGGTGGTTAAAGTTTGAAGTATTTGGTGATAAGTATGTGACTATTTACCCGGGTGATAACGAAAAAGTAACAGTAAAAAACGAAGTGATTGGGGATTACGAGGATTACCCTTGGGCTTATGAAGATGTGCCAATTGAGGCCATGAGAAGGTTGCGTGACTTTTTAATTTATGCATTACCAAAAGAGGATAAAGAAGATGAATAAGCAAGAACATTGGACAGAAGGTTTTGATGGGTTTATCGGTACGCTAATTACCGGGGCGAAAGACATGGGTCGAGCAGTTGAAGTAGGCAAAGCCAATGCAGAAATAGTGGAGCGGTTAGCCCGGTTTGCTCATGAGGGTTTACCCTATATGACCGGGGATGAGAACTGGTTTGACTATAACAAGGACTGGTCTATCAATGTATGGTGGAACTGGGAAGAGATGCAGTACAGAGCTACGGCATACAGGAAGTTGGGAGAGGGCGAAGACATAACCCTAGATCTAAAAAACGGGTTGGACTTATTCTGAAAGGGGAGGACTGTGAAAAAACCAAGATTTAATTCAGTAGATTGGGAGCTTATCAACGCTTATGGGCATGGGTACGCCATTGGTAGACAGGGCTTAGAGTTTTGGAGTCAAGCATTATGGGGAGAAAATGAAGATGCACACCTCTATGAATCTCAAGGGTGGACTGATGGGTTTGGAGACTATGCTTTATTTGGAACAATGACCGGACAAATGGAGGTCGTATGAGTATATTTAATTGGATTGAAGTGGCCGTTTTAATTGTTTTTGGCTTAGGTACTATCATCGCTTTTCTAAT